AATGGTTGTAATACATAACCAGAGATAGGATCTCTTGGTAATGGATTAGTCTTATCCTTATCAATTACATACCTTACACGATAAGTTCTGTCATCCAAGTCTCTTGGGTCAGGTATTCTCTTAAGGAATGTAGTTGGTGTAAAGTTAACTGTATTGTAAGTAGTATTAGTTGAAAGTGTTGTATATATTGCGTTATTAGTAGAACTTACAGATAGATACCAACCACCTACAGTATCAGCAACACCATTAATTGTATAAGTTGCACTATCATATTGTAATGGAGATCCAGCAGCACCAGCATCTATACCTGACACATTAGGTCCATAAGGTGATATTGATGCAGATTGTACTGTTGCTTCAGATGCACCTTGAGCAACAAGTAGACAGTTAATTTTATCTGCTACTGCGTTTGCACCAGTACCATCTTGTCTAGCACCGATTGTATAACCCTGTACTCTAGTTGTTGGTGGAGATGTCTGAACTGTATAACCATAAAGGTACAATCTTGTTCCAGGAGTACCACCCTGACCTGCTAATGCAGCGTTAATTGTTTTAGTTCTTGGAATATCTACGTTAACCCAGTTAACAGATGTTTCTTCACCAAAGATAACATTACCATTAACAGTAGCAGTATTAACAGCAGATAGAGTTATAACTCTTGTATTTGTATTAACGTTACCAACTATAGCTCCAGTTGCTACACCAGTACCAGTAACAGTCATACCTTCAACAACACCATTTACTGATCCATCGTTGGTTAAAGTAATTGCTGCTGCTCCAAGAGCACCAGTAGCAGTTGTTGAAATAACATTAAGTGCTTTAGGTGGAATAACATGAGTTATAGAACCTGCTTTATCTTTAGAGAATGACTTCTTCTTAAATCCAGCAGATCTAAGTGCAATACTACCAAAGTTACTATTACTGTTAGTAATAGACATGTCAGCACCTTCAAGTGCTGTAAAGTGACCTTGGAATCCAACAGCGAACACAGAAACTGCCTGTATAAATGCATCGTTAGATGCTAATATATGTCTATGCCCCCAATCCTTTCTATACTCAGCAAATCCATCTAAGTGAGCACCGTCTCCAGCAGTTGCTACATCATAACTACCAGTTGATTGATTATATCTTACAAATGCTCTGTCATCTTTCTGTAGTGATAGTCCAGTAAACTGAGCAACAACCATAGATTTGAAACCAGTTGATTTCGCACCATCAGCGTGCATACCGTTCATACCCCATACACTTCTTAGTGATAGGTTGAAAGCATAAGGTGATGCTGAGTCAACAGTATCAATCTCAGTCTTAACTGTTATATTTGATCCAACAGCATTACCAGTTGGTTCACTTGACATTTGGTAAGTAAATACGTTACCAGATGCAGATGTTACAGTAAATGATCCGTTATAAATGGTAGCATCTAAATCAGACTGAGGACCAGTTGATCCAGTAACACCAGATACGTTAATGTTTACACCAACAGAGAAACCGTGATCTCTTGGATTATCAAATTCATCAACAGTAACAGCAGTTGCAGTTTGTCCGTTTCTTGTTATCTGTAATATTCTATATTCATCAGAAATTGGACCAACAATTCTGTTTTCCTCAACCCTTGCCTGTATTTGGTCAGTTGAAGGATCACCAGAAGTATCAGGAATTGTAGCAAATGCTTTAGATATTTTCTGATAATATATGTCTAAGTCTGTTCTTTCTAGTATATTAGGAACAGCAGAATAATCTGCGTTAGGTACAGTCCCACCAGAAATAAGAGATGATAATGGATTTAAACCATCAGCAAACTCAAAACATGTAAGTCTATGGTGTGAGAACTTAGGTGCTAATGTCTCTACACTATCAGGTTTGAAATATACACCTTCTTCTGCACCATCAAAGAATGAGAATTGCCAGAAATAAGTACCACCAGTTACTTTAAAGATTGCTGTACGTGGGGGAACTTGATCATCTGTATTGATACCTTTAGCAGGGAATGTCGTAGGATAAGGAACGTATTTTGGAATTATTTTAGTTCTTCTAAGGTCTGTACCAACAACAGAACAACCTCTAGGTACAATAACACCACCTTCGGTTGAGTTAAACTTATATAATACATTATTAGGTGATGTTAAATCTAGGTTGGAATTAGCATCAATAGGAGCAACGTTTGTATATAATACATCACCAGGTCTATTATCTATTTGATATTCAGCAGGATATAGCATGATGCTAAAAGCATCAAATTCGTCATTACTTAAACCAACTCTATATGAGAATCGTGCCACCTCAAGGAAAGCACGTTGCAAACTTTTAAAAGGTCGCAGGGCAGAGTTTCCCCTATTGTCAATAGCGTCTGACGCATCGAAATCGTCAGGGTTGACGTAGATAATACGTCCCGTACGGGACGTAATAATATTCTTTAACCTAGTTAGTGACATTACTTAAACGCTATTCCTATATGGTTATTTATGAGGTGTATTAACCGCCACCTTCTCCACCACCAGCTCCTCCACCACCACTACCATCAGCAGCTGCAGGAGTGTAGTTTCTTACGGTAAATGCCGTAGAAGCATCCTCAAAACCAATCAGACTAAATGTATTATTCTGAGTAGCACTTTCTACGACTAGTCTTTCACCAGGTCCAACAACAATTGATGTAATTTTATCAATTTCGTTGTTCCCATTAGCTATATCTTTAGCAAGATAATTATCTTCCAAAGCAGTTGTAGCAACTCCAACTGAACTTACAGTTACCGTAGAACGGTCAGCAGTATTTAATTTTGGTGCATCTTGAAAAGTATCAGAGGTTGCGAAATCTGCAGAGTTAGTACCTTTAATAACATATAAGTTATTACCACTATAACTACGAACATAACCATAAGGACCAGCAGTCTGTGAACTTACTGTATAAGTTGTACCAGAGAATGTAAACCCATCAGTAGAGTTTACCCAAGTACCTTCCTTATCATATATGTAAAATCCATCATAAGTGTATGCAGTAGAAATCGTGACAAAACGATCAGAACCACCATAAGCACTATTACCAGCAGTACCAGTAGTTCCTTCATAAAAATATATGTTGGTATTATTTGCTAAACCTGTGTTTGCCGAAAAGTCGTATTGAACATAAGCACCACCAGATCCAGCAGTTCCATTAGTGGTCTTACCAGTAGTATATTCTGTACCATCATCAGAGTTACCAGCAGTACCATCTGGTCCCCACTCACCATTAATTGTAAGTGAAAGTTTAAAGAGTTTACCACTCATGGATGCATCAGATACATCAAAACGATATGCTCTGTCAGCAAATTGTGTAAATGCTGTACCCAAATATTGATTGTATGTTGTACCAGCATCCGTTGAGAATACAAATTCTTGTACACCAGTACCAATACCACCAGTTGAGATGGTACCTGTTGCACCACCTGATCCAGTTAGTGCATCACCAGCAACAATTTCAGATCCAGTTCCTGCAAGTACAGTAGGTCCAACGTAAATTATATTATTACCACCATCAGTATTTACTGCATATATTGTACACGTAGCAGTATTAGGTGCAGTACCTTTTACAACAGTCTGCCCAACAGCAAAAGTACCAGTTACAGATTCTAATGTAACCTGACGAATCAATACATCTTTAACATCTATTTCAGTAAAAGCAGGTACATAAAAAGACTCAAACTTAGCAGTCTTTTCTTGGTCAGTAGAAGTAAGTAATGTTCCTGGAGTTAAATTAGCAGATAATGGGAATGACGTTCCTATATTAAATCTATAACCAGATATTACATCACCTGTGTGTAATTTATATGCGTTTGCCGAACCATCAACTACTAGTTTTTGGTCAAAATCTTTGATAGCAACATCATATGCTGCTCCTGTTCCGTCATTTGCGACGGTTAATACGGCACTAGCGGAACTGTCAATTGGTGCAGCATATAGGACTGTATTCGTCGTACCTGCTGGTTTCGCTTGTGCTAAGAGTCCTTGATCTGCCATAGCTATTAATTAGAATCCTGCGTAAAAAAATTGTTGTAATCGGGTCTGTCCCGTTAAGTTGTTTGCTCCGATACCAGCACCAAATGTAACATCATCTAAAGTAACGTTTTGGGTAGATAATAGAGTTGCATCAGCATCAGGGAACTTAATTGTTCTTGGTGCTGAAGTTCCTTCTGCCGAAAGAATAACAGATCCAATATTATTACCCGTCTGCTTAATCGTTGGAGTATAAAGAGTTTTATTCGTTAACTCCTGTGATGCTGTCTCTGTGGTAATCACATTATTACCACTAGCATTATTTAGGGATGCTGTTGGTGGGAATTGAAAAGTCTGATTTGATAGTGTATTAGCATTACTTACATCGAAATTAATCTTTTTAGTAATGTCAGTAGAGTCTTGAAGGATAAGACCTTCAATACTTTTGTTTGATAATACCTGAGTCGCATCAGTTAATGTAATTGTTCCACTTAAGTTAGGAACAGTAAGAGTCCTATTAGCATCTAAAGCATCAGTATTCCACTGTGCATAATTTGTTGCTAAGTCAGAATTCTTTGCAAGTCTTAAATTGACGAATGTCTTATTAAGAGAAATTTGCTCTGCCTTAGTATCAAGTAATGTAGAAGATGTAGCAGTAGGTTCTTGTGTTGTCGTTACTGTACCACCATCAGGTAGGAAGTAAGAACGACGAGTACCTGAAGTAATTGCCCAGTTAATCTGGAATATTGCTTCTTCAGTACCATCTACTAAAACAAGATTATCCTCATCAATAAGAAGTGTCTTATTGGTTAATGTTTGTTGTGTATCACTACCGACTATGGTTGTACCATTACCAGCAGTAATTTGTGGCATGGAGAAGATACGTGTAGCAGTTCCCGTACCAACACCACCAACCTCAAATCTTGCTTTTGGACCTTGTGCGTCTTCTAAAACAAAAGATCCATCGTTTATAACAAATTGACCTGTTACCTTAACAGCACCAGTTCCTTTTGGTGCAAAAACTATATCAGTATTATTAGCAACATCATCAACAGCAGTAACATATAATGATGTACTACTATTACCATTATCAAGGCGAGTACAATATAACCCACCATCACCAAAAGCAAGACCTAATTGATCATAAGCGTTCTGGTAGATTCCAGAATCTCGATCAAGGTCAAAAGCCATACCAGGAGCAGCTTTTGTACCTGCTGATACACCTTTAAACAATTGGTTAATTTTTGCTTTTCGGTTAGGAATCAACGGATCAGATACAACAACAGGTAAAATTGCTTCACCCGATAAGTTGGAGTCTGATATTGTTTCTAACTGCGATATCTTCTTAGTTGCCACGAATAATCATACGTTTTGCTACAAGTCTATTTATACACGGTCAGAGTAGGATTGCTCCGATGATAAAACCTTTTGCAAATGAGATGACAACTACTTGATAGTCAGTCAATCCAAATTTGTCTTGGCATTTTTTAATAACTTTCTTATCCCATTCGACCACTTTGTCGAATCCTGCTTTAATTTTCTTCATTTTAATAGAGAGACAGTATATTATTTAGTTTTTATAGCATATTCGATCACAATCTTCTTAGACTGCCTACCAGTACTATCAAATGTACTCTTATATTCTATATTCCCATTTATATCTTCTACCATTTGTAAAAGCATTTCTTTGTAATCCTGAGGTAATTCACTAGTCATCATTATTTCCTCCAGTTTCTTTTTCTTTTTTCTTTTCTGCCTTCAATTCCTTCTTTTTCATCTTGGCATAAAAAACATCCTGTTTAGTATACCATTCAGGATGTTTTTTTGCAAGTTTTATTATCTTCTTCGCTGCCTTAAGATCCTTCATTCAAGTTTACTCTATCTTTACCTCTGAAGTAGGTATTTATAACATCAACTTGATCATGATATTTGGCAATCATATCAAGTTCTTGTTCTATAGCACCCATAACATCTGAATGCTCACCTATACCAGCAGGATTAGCAAGATAAATTTCAACGTTTGCCTTATGCTTTTCTATATCACCTTTAGCATGTGATAATAATGCTTTAATAATTTTATCTCTCATTAGTACAAATTCTCCTCCTGTTCTGTTAGTAGTGTAACATCTGATGTTGGAATTGCAACACATGTTAACACATATCCTTGTTCTAGTTGATCATCATCAAGAAAGAATTGATCATCTTGATTAACTGAACCGTCTTCAAGTTTCATACAACATGAGGAACATGATCCAGCACGACACGATGAAGGATGATCAAATCCCGCTTCCTCCAAGGCATCTAATATAGTAGTATCTCCATCACAGAAAAAAGTTTCAACCGAACCATCTTCTGACTTAATTGTAACGTTCGCCATAATTGTTAAAGCATCCAGTATTATATATCACACTTGTTGAGAATATATTATACCTTATTGCGAACGAGAATCAATAAAAGGGTGGGAGGTTGGATTTCTGTATTACCAACAAAGAACGGGCATTACTACAGTAGTAAATTTTACGTCCTTGCTTGAGACCCGACTGGTAAGTCGATTCTGCTTTCGCAGCAGCACCACCTGTGTCTCATCACCTTAACCAGCTATATGCCAGAAAGTTTATTCAGTCACTCCCTTTAGGGGTCGTCACCCCATGCCATCAGAGGGATTTGAACCCCCGACCTTGGCTTTACAAAAGCCCTGCACTACCACTGTGCTATGATGGCGATAATCTTATTCTACATGAATTTAAGATTAAATCCAGCAGATATTCTGGAATCCTTACATTTGTTTACACTAACAGAATGATAAATGGATGCTGGAAAAAACATTATAGTTCCCTCATGAGGATCTACATCAAATGCTGGATAAGTATTAGTCCTAGATTTGATCTCATCAGAATACTTAGACATCTGAGCATTCTGTCCAAAGGCATTAGGAGATTCAAATACTAATTGACCTGAATTTTCTGGAGTACTAATCCAAAATACTCCAGACATATCACAATTTGGATGTATATGAGGTAAATTGTAATCACCATTTAGATTAATGTTTATCCATAATGATGTCAATTTAAATTCAGTACCCTTCTTAAACCCATTTACAGGTTCAGAAAAATAATCCTTTAAACTCTTTATTAGAGTAAGGTATAGTAAATTTGGTTCATCATTATAATTAATTTCAGAATGCCATCCACCTCTATTGGATACAACTATACCACTTTTCTTTTCTTTCTCACCTTCAGTAAACTCAACCAACTTAGATTTTATACTATCAAAACCCTCTACACCACATACATGTGCGATACTAGGAAAAAGAGGAACAAACATTAGTTAGATTTAAGTTTTTTAATTAACGTTTTAGTACGTTTTTTTAATTGACGCAATCGAGCAGACGCAAGACGAGACTTTATGTTTCGTCCCTGCTTCCTAGGAGTTTCATGGCGTTTAAGACGCATCGGTCTGCTCATTACTTGGATATTATAGTTTATTTATTCTTGGCTGTCAAGCCCACCCATCAAAACTAAGGAATATCTCCAATCATCAAACCCATCAGGAACCAGAGCAGAGTGAAAATTGTTACCATTATAGAAAATGGCACGATTATATACTATTGGTTCCATATGATATTGATACCACTCATCATTACCATAAAATTCTTCGTATTTAAAATCACCATCAACTTGTCTATCAAAAATACTTTGCAATACATCATCACTTAAAGTATCTACACTATAATGATAGGAATTCATTCCTTTCCAAGTATAGAATGCTGTTCCTCCTTGACCATTACATAACCATAAATTTAAAACATGTTCCATACTATCGTGATGGGGAATCCATGATTTACAATTACATGGCATTTTAGATTTATAGATGTTAGTAAATGATTGATCTACCCAAGGTTCAAATCCAACATAATTTGTCAATAATTTTTCCATATCAATAAAAAATTCATACGGAATAATTTGTCTCCAACCAGGAGATGCAGTTGGGTAAAAGAAATCAGATTTAAATACAGGAAATTTTTGTAGAATATCCTTGTATTCATCTGGTTTCTTAAGAAAATCATCAAATACTAAAATATCGGCACCATCGTGAAGTTTATGCTTCACAGGATACCGATTATTAATTTCAAAAATAGATTTATCCGAATTAAGTGGATTCATCATCTTCAAACAAAGCTTTTTTAAATTCTTCTACTTGATCCAGAACTTCTGGATCTACTGGAGGACCAGATTGAACAACTGGTCCTAGAATTGCAACAGCACCTTCTGGAGATTTAATTCTCCAAACTGTACGATTTCTTTCAGTCATAGTCAAAAGAAACTTGAGGTTCTTACATGCTTCCTCTTCTGTTACATCTTGAATGTCAGTCATACTGTAGCAAATGTATAAGTTATTTGATCATCTGGTACCACTTTAGTTATCATGTCCACAGTTTCTGCAAATCCTTCAGATCCCTCATCATCCCATTTCCAAGAAACTTTTTTAACTTCTCCCTCATCACTAATTATAGTGACTTGCCTTTTAGAAAGGTTGATATAAACTTCTTCTAAAAAAGTGTCAGACATGGGAACCTCGAATGGGTGAGCGAAAACAAAACTGAGGGTCAGTGCATTACCTCAACAGTCATGTGACTGCTTCTAAGTCAGTCTAGTCGGGAACTCGTTTGTTTTCGCATACCAATCATAGCATAGGTCAATCAGGATGTCAAGCAATTAGTTCAAATGAATTGTAGCAGCAAGAAGTTTGATAGCAGCAGTAGCAGTTATGGTAGCTGCACCACCAGCAGCAATTGTCACCGCTTTACCAGCAGTAATTGTACTAGCACCAGCAGCAGCAACTGTAAAGAGTGTAGTTGTAACAGTATGACCTGTTAATCCTGATACACAACTATATGGTCCTGCAGGATTAGTGATTGTATATCTAGGGATAGCATCAGTTGCAGATCCACCAGGTATAAGAACTGTGTCAACAGATCCAGCACAAATCGTAGTAATACCAGACTTCATCGCTAGAGGATTTCTGGGAACATTAATTTGCTGATATAAGTTGGTAGTAATCATCTCAATAGAGTTATCAGCACTAAAAATCTGCTCTACTGCACTTCTTGTTTGAGATTTACAAGAGTTCTCAAACATACTACCAGAAATTTGAGTTGATGTACCTGCTAATCCTATTTCTGCTGCTTGTAGTTCAAACTTAGCACCTGTACACATTAAATCTACATCAGATCCAAATGTAAGTGTATGTTTCTGAATACCAGTATCCTTCTTCTCTCCTTGCTTATCAACAGTCTTAGGAGCACCTGTAGCATTTAAGAAAAATCCTCCACCAACTTCAATATGACAATCACCTGTAATCTTTAAACGATAATCACCATCAACATTAAGAACATTATCCTGTTGAATTTGTGTACATCTATCACCTTTAACTACTTCAGTATGAGTACCAGCATATTCTATATGGTCAGCAACTAAATTACCTTTATCTCCTTTATTTGATGGATTAGTCTTATTATTTTTTTCTGCGGTCTTTCGTATCTGTTCCGCAACTTCTGCATCTGTCCAATCCTTACCTAATTTTTCTGCCTCATCTTGTAACTGTTTTACAGCAAGATATTGAGAATAACTATAGTTATTGATATTAACAGAAAGATGTTGAGTACCACTAGGAAATCTCTTCTGTAATGCTGTACGACCAGGAGTTCCAATATGCAAATCCCAAGCACCATCGATAAATGTCTCTGCTGCTGTTAAATAAGGATCTGCCTTATCAAAAATGGATCCAAGTAAACTACCACTTGGTTCTGGATTACCATCTCCACAAGGTTTATTAGATTTACCTTTTAATTTCCTAATATGATCTAGTTCGGAATCACTACAATTAGTTACACCAAATAAAGGGAACCAAGCAACAGGATCTTCACCACCTTTTGCTTTTCTATCACAACCAGCACCAATAAACCTAAGGAATATTTTAAGTAGTCCAGTAAGACTGGTAATACCATTCTTAATTAGATCAAAACCTTCATCAAAGATCTTAGCACCCTTCTTCCAAGTCTCAAGAATCTGTTGTGCCTTACCAACTGTTGCAACAATCTTTGTAACTCTACTTACAATACCAGAAACTGCATTTAAAATTAACTGAACATTACAAATAACATTATTAATAGTCTTCTGAACACCTTGAAGAACCATAGCAGCCTTATCAATCAATCCTTCAAGAAAACTTTCTAAAATGTCTGTGATGATTGAAAGTGGATCGTTAATAAAATTAATAATCTGACTATCAATAGAACATAATGATTTTAAAATTGTAGTAACTGCTGCTTGTATAATACCCCAAGTTACATATGGAGCACCAGTTGCACCACCAAGTAAAGTTACTAAGGATAAATTATCTGCAAGGTTAGATAATGCCTGTCTCATAGCAGATACTACTTGAGCAAACACAGCACCTAGAAAATTTTGAATCTTAGCAGTAAGTTTCTTTGCTGTTACTAATTTACCCGAAATAATATTAAGATAATCTCCATCTTCAGCCTTTACTAAGTCACTTGCTTCATTAGCAAGATCCTCAAACAAATAATTTAAATTATATTCTAATGTTTTCCAAGGTCCACCTACACCATTAGCAGCAGCATTACCTTTATCATTATCAACCGCACCTAAATTAGTTTTTACATTTATATTTTGCGGTCCTTTTGGTGATCCACTATTACCAGTATCAGCATCATCATTACCTGGTACTGCAACAACATTAGTCTTAGACTGATACTTAAACCCATCATCCTTATGACATGCTAAAATTTCATTAACGGCACCTGGAATTTGTGTTGTTCTATTAATACCCTGATACCTATTCATCTTTTCACCTGTAAAAACAAAATCCTTTGTTTCATTCTTCTCAGGTTCTTTCGTCTCAACACGCATAACACCAAGAATTACTGGCATCTGTGCGTTTTCTCCATCCATAAAGAAACCCATAACGATAGCACCAGGCTGCATGTTTCCATAATGCCCTTGCCCATGATTTCCTGGTTGGTTAGTCGGTTGTAGTACAGTTGCCCAAGGTAAACTATCTGTTGGCAAATCTGCTGTAGTACCACCACGTACATTAGTATAATAACCAAGTACACGGCACTTACATCTGCCAAGTTTCATAGGGTCATTAACCTTTTCTACTTCACCAATCCACCAGAAGAATCCGTCCTTTCCGACAAAATTGACGGTAGGTTCGTCAATAATTCCTTCAATAGTCTCGAATGCCATGTGTCAATATACCTTTATCATATTTATTTATTAGACTCTGAGAAACTTATATCGTTCATCCCCACCCCAAACAACCTTACCATCTTTAATTGCTTTATCTATAGTAAATAATTTATCACCAAAAAGGTACATCTCAGCATAGACCTGAGTTCCTGTATCAAAATTACAGGTAAACTCACCCCACCAAGATGTACCGTTATAGACTAATAGCATATCACAATCAGAATTTCTTACCCAATCGGTAGAACTTCCCCCATGATGTTCTAGCATTACCCTATCATCAGATAATACTACTAATTTCTTTTTGGTACTTAAATATGGACTATTTGGATTCTTTCTATTCCAATGTGTAGATACTAGATAATCACCATCACTTTCCCATCTAAGAAAGACTTGACGGAAAAGGTGAGGTTGTGATTGTGCTTGTGATCTATTAGACCAAGTACCAAGTAAACATGACAAAAATGACTTCATCAATCATCATATATTAAACATTCGGGTTCGTCTGGATGCATTTCACAAAATAATTCAATTGTATTTGGATCATGGTGATCCCCTGCTACGATCTCATCATGGTGATGCCTTTCATACACTTCAAGTTCATGTAATTCTTCCTTGTAGTGTCTACGTGCAGCAGGATTCAATTGAGGATCATCTAAGATCTCTTTATCATGCTGTATATGCTGTTCTATGGTTTGCATTTTTATTACCATATCGTGTACTAAGTATTTATTATAGTGCAAACATCGAATCTTTCAACAAAACCAGTTCTGTTATCATTGTCAGACTAACTGAAGAGTGTGTAACACCTGCAATTAAATATCTACCACTAAATTTTTTATCAACTATACTTTTATCTCCAACCTTAAGAGTAGAAGGAATAACTATATTAATACCCATTCCTGCGTAGAGATTTAAATTACCAGGAATTCTAATTTCAAGTTT